CTTGTCATTGACATTTTTTGATGAAATATTCTATTCCCTATTTTTAGTAATTTTTCTTGTGTTTTTGGATGTACGGTGGATTTTGCCTCAGTAAAGTACTTGTCTAAATATATAAATTCATTTTCCGTCAAACATTCTGGTTTTTTATATGGAAAAAGTTTATTTAGTTTTTCTTTACGTTCATCGCAACCACAATCTTCGCCAAGTACCCATTTAGCTATTTTAGCTATTCCTGTTTTTTCAAGTACCTTTTCAACTGTATCTCCTAATCCTTTAGCCTTTGTACTTTTTATACTCTTCTTTGCTTTCTTTCCTGATTTTTTCTTTGGCATTTGTTAATGTATTAAATATTGAACTTAAACTTATTTTTGTCTCTTTACTAATATCTCGCATACTCATATTAGTATTTAAATATAACTTAGTTAGCTTCTTATCGTACCAATACCAATCTTCAATAACGCTATCAATCTTGTTATAGAGTGCCTCTAAGTTAACTTTTTTTTTGTAATTATCATTATGTTGCTCAACATCATAAACTATTTGATTCATAATATAATTAAATTTTTCATTGTCTATATCTGAAAACAATACTGTTTTTTTATTTTTATTATAATTAGTAAACTTACTATAATATAAGTTTCTTAATGTAATATATATGTAAAATGTATTGATTTCAGTTTCATTATACATAATTCTTTTTACATCTTTAGTATAATCATACATTCTAATATACATATCTTGAACTAACTCGTTGGCATCATTATTATTTAATTTAAAACTCTTAGCCATATTTATCCATTCATTATGCCTCTTGGCTAATATGTCAAGTATCTTAGAGCTCATCTTTAAATATTATGTCTCTAAGTTTATTAAATGAGTTTACAACATGATAATTACCTTGCCATTCAGCTTGAAACTTTATTTCGTCTGGCGTAAGCTTTTGTTGTGCTAACGGTTTATCTCCATCTTTAATTTCTATAAGATAATTGTTACCTGCATATCCTACTATAATATCTGGTGCACCTTTGCCTAATTGATGAGTATGGAGGACAGAGCATCCTATCTCTCTAATCTGAGAGACAATCTTTTTTTGGTTAGCATCTACTCTTGCTCTTTTTCGCATCTGATATTATCTACACTATCAAAGGGTGTTTGATTGTTAAAATAATATCTGTTTGATTTCCTATGATATGTTATGCCTTCAATATCTTGTGGATAACCTACCAATTTTTGTTTCTTTATTTTTTGACTGCCAAACGTAACCTCAGTATTACTAAAATCTAAAGCTCTATTTGGTCTCCATACAAAAAGTACATTATCACTTTTATCTGCAAAAGTACCACCACCTTTAATCGTGTTGACATCTGGTTTTCTATATCTACCATTGTCATCTTTTTGTGGTGTAACTTGGTGTGCAACTAAATGAACAGAGATTTTATTCTCTACGGCAAACCTTTTTAACTCACTCATAAATCTACTTATGTATAAGTCTTCTCTTTCGCCTCTTTGCATCCTGTGTTGTACAGTATTGTATGGGTCAATAATCAATGAACGTATGCCTTTTGTTTTTACTAAAAACTTAGCTCTTTCAAATATGTCTTCTAATTTATAACTTTTTTTTGGATATATAATAAAAAAATGTTTTTTCATAAAATCCATACCTTGTTTAAATTCAGCTTCACTCATATAATTGTTTTGATAAAAAGGGTCTGAACTTTTGCCTATGTAACATTCTATCAAATCATGAAAGAAATCATTTATAGGCATATTCTCTGGGCTAAACACTGCAAACTTCCAACCATCATGAAATGCCTTTAAAACTGATAGCTGATTTAAAAACATACTTTTTCCTTCGTTCTGATAACCTGTCCATATATTAACCTCACCATTACGCCAAGTCCATGCCCTATCAATAGCTTCTATATGTGTTGTTGAACCTCGTTCTTGTCCGTTTCTGTAACCATCTAACATACTATCGTATATATCACTGACATCAAAAACACCTTCTACTTTAGGCACTCTAGCGTGTTTAAATCTATGCTGTAACGATTCTATGCCTTCATTAAGTAAAACCTCATTAGCATCTTTATATGGATTTGTATCTATTAATCTTATTTTTTCAGCACCAATCCTTCTTATTAGTTCCTCTTCTAAATACCTTCCGTTTTCATCATTATCTGTACATAAGTAAACTACTTTTGCATTGTCAAACACTTCATAAGAGTTTGTAATACATTCTAGTTTTTTATCTAAGTTTTTGTCTCTGGCATTTGGTGCACCCATATTTACAGAGGTATGCCAAGTGAAACCTGCAACCTCCCAACTTAATGAATCAAATTCACCTTCACAAAGTATTACAAAATCCTGATTTACTACTCTATCGTAATTAAATATAATAGGTTGACCATTTTTTGATTGAGTAAATGTTTTATTATTAATGCCTCTTGTTTTATAATTTACAAGCTCATTATTTTTTAGATATGGGAATACAACACTTTTGCCATCTTTAGTAGTAGTTATTTTATTATTTTCAATAACTTCATTTGTTATGCCTCTACTGTTAAGAAACTTTATGGCACTTGAATTTATTTTCTTTAAATTATTTGTAGTCGGCTTGGTATATATTTTTTGTTGTATCATATTGTTGTTAGGGTTTACAGAACCATTCCAACCACAATGGTGGCAGTGATATAATCCATCATCTAAGTTTATAGAAAGCGATGTATCACTTTTATTTTTCCTAGTATGACTACATTTTGGGCACTTTACTTTCTGTTGAGAGTATTTGCCTTTAGGTACGATTCCAATTTTTACAAAGTTTTCTTGCATAGTATAAAATTTCTGCTATATTTTATAATACACTATGTAATATATTACACTATGTATTATTTATTTATATAATACACAGTGTATTACATAGAACTGACATTCTTGGCACTTGGGCTAACGTAAATCTTACGTTCTTTTCCGTCATTTCCTAAACTCTTTGTTTTTCTTTTTATGTATTTCTTGTTTTCTAATTTGTTTAATATCCTATATAAAGTTCTATCGTTTAAATTTAATGCCATACAAATACTTTCATTTGAGGCATAACAATAACCTTTTTTAATTGTTAGTGAATCTATATAAGATAAAACCGTTGCTTCTGATATTGTTAAATTTGTGTTCATAAATGCTAAATTAATATTAACGTATTTTGTGTTTTTTCTTTGTGTCATGATTTTAGATAAAAATCCCCCAAAACTTAACGTAATGGGGGAATGTTAATTAAAACGGTAAATCTGGTGTTGGTAATGCTTGAGCAGGTTGCGATTGCTTTTGAGCATCTGGCTTATATTCATCTAGCCAAACTGAGTGAGTTTTACCATACTGGTCAGTTTCTTTCTTGTTTCCAATAGTAAGCTTTAAATAACGCTTTCCATTGTACTCAATCCAAGAATCTTTAGTTTTTTCTTCACTAATAGTAAAGTTAATTAGGTCGTAGTTTCCAACTTTTTTTCCACTACCTACATACTTTTTTTCATTCATAATTTTAATTTAATTTAGGTTAATAATAATTTTTCTACTTTCTTACTTACTTTATATTTTTTTCTAATATCGGTGATAGTAAAACCTTTTTCTTTAATAGCTTGTTTAGCTTTATTAAATTTATCTCCTTTGTCTTCTAGCCAGTCTTTATTTGGCTCTAAGACAGCCGTAGAGGCGTTTTTAGACGTGTTAGAGTGATTATTAGTAGCATCTGCATCTTTTGTATCATCAATTAAAAATAAGCCGTTTAAAGCGTACTTTCTAGCATAACTACTTGATGCACCGTAGCATTGAGCTACATCCATTCCTTTACGATTTAAGTTAATACCTGCTTGAGCTCTGACTTGTATTTTATCTACACCGTCAGTAATCTCTGCAACTGCATTAACAAATAATGGGTCTGGAGCAATAGAATCAGTAATAGTAAGCAATAACTCTTCTTTTGCCAATAAAGGCTTTACTGCCTCTAAGATGTCTTCACAACTTCTGTAATTATAGTTACCGAAATTGTTTCTTTGATTTTTAGGTGCTTTCAAACTCCCTTGAATACGCACCAACTTCTTTGTTAAGTTTTTCATGTAACAAACATATAGATAAAATATGTCATGTGCAAGACAAAAGACAAAAAAAAGAGGCAACATCTTGCTACCCCTTTTCATTGAAAACAAAGAAATCAACAGATATTCGCACCCTATTGAATTCACAAAGATATAAAAATACCTATTAAATTCATAGAGGGTATTGAATTTATTTATACACCTATTAAATTTAACGACCCTGACCTCTGTACTTTTTCTTATACTTTACCTGACCTTTACTTGCATTTTTAGAATGTACATTAGGTCTTTTAGTACGTTTGTTTGGTCTGTACTTGCTTATAACTAACTTAGCCATTCTTTTTAAATATGTCTATTGCTTTTTCACTTGACCTACCACCAAAGTAAGCTAATACAACAGCCATCATTACTTTTTCAAATGTATCGTTCCAAGTAGCGCCAATAGTAAACGGTACATTATCTATACTATCTAATATGCCTGCTAAAGAAAAAACAACAATACACCATATTAAAACCATTGGTCTTACATTTTTAGCCATCCATGAATCGCTATTACTATCAGATTCCCACCTAGAAGTTATAGCTTCCATTTCTTTATTTTGTTGCTCGTAAATCATTTGTTGTAGTTTTATCTTATCATCACTAGATATTTTAGATTTACCTATTTCAGCTATAGCCTCTTCTGGAGAACTAACACCACTTAATACTTTTCCTAGTGTTGGATTTATCATTGATGCTGCACCAAATAATAATTTGCCAACTGTAGTTTCCTTAAATTTCTTTTTATCCGACATTTGTTATATCTATATATTTAGTTTTACCATTTTCTCTTATAGCTTTTAAGCATCTTTTTCTGTTAGAATCAGCATCTACATAACTAACATGAACCCAATCAGGGCTATCATTTGTGCCAAACTCCCAAATAAGTTGGTCAAAGTCGAGATTATCTTTAATATAATAATACATATAAGCATTACTAACGTGACCGTAAATATCGTCAATATCAATAGCACGTCCTTGACAATGTTGGCTTTTACTGCTGCCTCCAATAGCTTTATTAAGTTCTTCACATCTATAAAATGAGTTTATTTTAATTGGTGCACCAACTGCTTCTCTAAGTGGCTCAAACACCTTATTAGCTACCATCTCCATATTTTGTAAGTGATATTCATTAGGCACATTATCTATACCTAAACGTAAAGCTGTTGCACTTCTAGTAGCTTCTTTATAAGTTATATGTTTACTTATTCTATTCATTATTTATCGTTTCTTTTATCTTTTATAGCATTCATATCTATTCTTGATATGTCTTTTGTTTGATAATTATTAGAAGTACTACTAGAATTATTGTTACTAGAACTACTATTAGATTCATAATATATTTTATTAGAGTATATATTATTATATCTCCAGTTATTATAGTAATAAGGATTCCATTCCCTAGCATACAGAGGATATATAGATTGATAAATATTAGGGCGTATTTTATCTATTGGTAATAGTAGAGTATCTCCTTCTGATGTAACCGCTAAAACGTGCTTGATTGTTGGTTTTGGGGTGTAAGTTCCGCACCCTATTATTAACATTAGTATTAAACATATAATAAATCTCATTTTAATTTGTACTTGCTCTTCTAGGTTTATTAATTCTATTTATAGTATTCTGTATTTCTAATCTAGTAGCTTTAATTTGCAAAGATATATCTGCTACATATTGCATTCTAACCCTACCTGATTTATCCATAATAACAATTACAGGAACAGCCATAATTTTATTCTGAATATCTTTAGGTTGGTCTTTTAAGTAACTAAACTTTACAGTAGCTCCTGTAATATCACTTAAATCGTAATTATTCTTTTTATTCCATTCTGCATTTATTTGCAGAACTGTTACGTCTTGACTATATACAGAGACCGCAACCAATACACATATCACACATAATATTAATTTTTTCATTTACTAATTATTTCAAATAACTTATCGTCTATTTTCTTTAACGCATCTGAGTTTTCTTCTACTTTTTTACCAGTATTCATAATAGTTTCTCTTACGAGCTTGTCTTTTAAATCATACTCTGTTCTAGAAATCTCAGGTTCTGGTAGCTGTTTAGCTTCCTCTATATCTGCTTGTAAGGCAAACCACATTCCTATAAGGGTGGATAATCCTACCCCTATAGCAATAAGTGTCTTTATACTAATCTCAAATTTACTGTCTTCGCTTAATTCTTTGCTCATCTTAATTTTTTTGTTTTTTGAATAGTATATACTATCGTGCAGATTAGAAGTATAATTTTTAACCATACCTCAACCTCAGTTAATGATACTACAAAAGCTATTGAGTTTATAAGGTATATCTTCATATCTGCAAAATCCATAGCGTTATTCTTTATCTTCTTTTATTTCCTTGTAAGAACCATCTTTTAAGTCGATATTTATTTTACCATACTTACCTTCTAGTTCTTCTTTTACTTTGTTACTTTCTTCTTGCACTTGTGCAAAAGCGTGTAACAGTCCGTGCTTCTGTACTTCTAAAGTACCTAAGTCGTGTTTAATTGCAGAAAACTTCTTTTCTGACTCTAACAATGATTCTAATTCTTCTTTACTAATTTTTGACATTTTATTAAATTTATAGTTATATTACAAATATATTAAATTAATCCCAATCAGGACGTAATGTTTCGTCTACAGGATTCTTTTGTAGTTCTATTTGATTGTCTATGTTTTCTTTCATACTGTCAACATCTAGTCCAGATTCTAACCATCCTACTACATCTTCTTTAGTTAAGTCAGCATATTCTATAAATGGTTCTTCAGGATTGTATTTTACTCCTAGAGTACCTATTGAACTTGCTGATACAGGTTCTTCTGAATCGTCTTGACCTGTAAAAGACCAATGCACTGTATAGATTACATTGTCTAAGTCGTCTTCGTGAATTTTAGCATCTAATGCGTTTATTCTCCAATTGTAAGTATTTGCCATTTTAATTATTTATTTGTGTTTTTAAAGTTTCTATTTCTGCTTTTAGTTCTTGTATTGACTTAATTAAGAAAGGCACTAAATCTGAATAGTTTAATCCCTCAACTTGTGGTTCATCAAAGCCTTCAATTTCTTTTGTAAATACAACTTCAGGAATAATATCGAATGTTTCTTCAGCAATTAAACCACAAGCAGGTTGTCCAGTTTTTATATCATTATATCTTACTGGTCGTAATGTGTTAATTTTATCTAAAGAACTTTCAAGATTTACTATATCAGTTTTATATCTTATAGAAGATGCTTGATAATATATTTCTCCGTCACTTGTATCATATCTTAAATCAGCACCTGTAGGAGTATAAGCATTTAAATGAGGTGCTTTTATTGTTCCAGCAGCTGTAATACGCATTCTTTCTGTAAGTGTTCCACCTGTTGCAGTTTGGAAAGCTATCTCGCCACCTAATGGACTTGCAGTAGTAATATCCCCAATTATTTTAGCATAAACATTTCCGTGTGTTTGATAAGAAAATCCAATTTCTGTATCTCCTGATGAAAATACTTCTAAAGCATTACTTGAATTAGTACCTACTATAACCTTGCCACCACTTTCAATACGCATTCTTTCTACTGCTGATGCACCTGTTTCATTAGTAGCAAATATCATATCCTGACCATTTGAACCACTTGTATTTATTGTACTTATATATGAATACCTATTTGTACCTACATCATCGTTTGTATGTGCAGCAAAACCTAACCTTGCTTCTGTATTTAGAGTTGTACTTTTATTGACTATAAATAAGGGTATTGTTGGTTGTCCTGCATTAGTGCTATGGATTTGAACTTTTGCAGATACAGATGTGGTTCCAATGCCTATTTCTCCCCCAGATGTTATACGCATTCTTTCTGTGCCACCTACTTTAAAAACGTGAGAGCCACCTACAACATTACTTCCCTCCCAATTTAAATCTTGATAGTTACTACCATTATAAGCAAACCTAGCGGTTGAACTATTTGTTGTTTCAACGTGCAACTTAACATCAGGCGAAGTCGTTCCAATTCCTACGTTTCCAGTATTAGTAAGAGTTAATATTTCATCATTACTACCTGAATTAGTACCTATTGTAAAATTATTACTTGCTCCTTGTGATGGATTACCTATAAACCAATCTAATACTCCAGTTTTTGTTAAAGTAATTCTAGGCAGTGTAGATTTTTTTATTTGTAGTATACTTGTAGGCGAAGTCGTTCCTATTCCTACGTTTCCACCACCAATTATTCTTATTGCTTCTGTTTCACTTCCACCACCACTAGGGGCAACATTAAATGCTAAACCATTATTAAATCCTTTTATAGCACCACCAGAATTTGTAATATTATCACCAGTAACTCTTATTAAACCATCACCACTTGTAGCGTGAACGTGTACTTTGGCAGATGGCGATGCTGTTCCAATTCCTAAATTACCTCCTTGTGTTAAATAAAGTTTTGTTGCAAAACTTGCATCTCTAACGTGAAAACAAGTACTCGCATCCGCACCAATATAACCACCTCCTGCATTTTGTCCTGTCCTAAACAAACCAAGCTGCACAGAACCATTCTCGTGAGCAAACCTCGCATAACCATTTCCATCTTGGCTAACAAAAGTATTATTTCCATCAACTACAGTTAATTTAGATGAAGGCGAAGTCGTTCCGATTCCTACGTTTTGATTAAAATAAGTATTGCCATTTTGTAGCATTACCATATGATAGTAATTAGCAGTACCTAATCTATATGATTCATCAGCTAAAACTAAAGCTGAACCCATTACAGTATCAGTTGCTGGTTTTGTAATAAATAAACCTGACCTTGTATTTTCTGACCTTAATTGCAAAGAAGCATCTGTATCTCTCTTTAAATAATTTAATCCATTTGTGGCTGTAATCTGAGTTGTTTGTATAGTACCTGCAAAAGTTGAGTTTTGTGAAGCATCTATTGTTAAAGCAGGAACTTTAGCAGCAGTTCCTAATATTAATTTTTGACCTGCAAAAGAAGTCCCAACATATACAGAAGAACTTCCATCTCTAACCATACTAAATTCTCCTATTCTACTTGCACCTTCATATAAACCGTAACCCCAAACATTTGAACTTGAAATTGAATTACTTGTATTAACTGCTTTTGTAAAAATACCTTCACCTAAATTAAAAGTAGATGCTCCAACAGTAGATATAGTACCATTAACAGTCAAATTATCATCAACAGTTAAAGTGTCGTGTATAGTTGTTGAGTCTCTTATATCTACAGAAGTACTACTAAGACCTAACACCTCAACACCTTCTATAATTTGAAATGAAAAGGTAGAATTTGAATGAAACTGAAACGCATCTGTATCGTGGTCAACTCTAATATAATTTATAGGAGAACTTGTGCTGTCTGCGAATGCTAAATATGCAGCTTCATCTGTTGCACTAGCTATTGTAACACCTCCTTCATCTGGAGCATTTATTACTAATTCGTGTTTACTATAAGAACTTGGATTAGCTGTATTGATACCAACAGAATCTTCTGAAGTATCAATATGTATAATATTAAGAGATGTCGCATCTCCTATTTGTATATCGTTATTTTCTTCACTTTTAATTTGTAATTTACTTCCTGAGCTTGTTATTTGACCAACAAATGTACCAGTGCTAGTTCCTACCGCCCAAGCATTAGTAGAATATCCAAATCCTTTTACATAAAACCTAGAAGCATTACCAGGATTTGATTCACTTATGGATATATCTCCTCCTGATTGTATTCTCATCATTTCAGTTGATTCTATTGTAAAAATCAAATCTGTACCACTTGTTTGAGTTATATAATTATCAGTTCCATCACTATATATTTCTAAATCATCATCAACACCTAACAAAATTTTATTATTATCTCCTAAATCTATATTTCCATTTACATCAATTCCAGTTGAATTTACAGTTAATCTTGTAGTTCCTGAACTTTTAAATGTGTGAGTAGTAGAACTCAATGAATAAAATTGGTCAGTATCATTTCTAAACAAAAAACTATCAGACCTTAAGAATATACTACCCCCAGCAGTATCGTTTATTATACCAAACTGAGTAGCGCCATCAAAATACATTTCAACGTCACTATCAGTTCCATAATAAATCTTCTGGTTATCAGCCATTATAATATTATTAGCACCTGAGGTATTACCCCCTGCAAGTACTTCAGCTAATGTATCGTGACCTGTAATAGCAGTATCTACATAAGCAGTAGTAGCCACTTTAGTACTATTGTCTCCATCTGATTGAGTAGTCGCTGTCACACCATCTGCTAAAACAGAAGTTGCAGTTAAATTACCTGTAACATCTCCAGTTACATTACCTGTTAAGTCACCTGTAACGTCACCAGTAACATTTCCTGTGACATTACCCGTTAAATTTCCTGTAACATTTCCTGTTAAGTTACCACTAAAACTACTTGCAGTAACACCTCCTTCAAAAGTAGCATCTTGTGAAGTGTCTATCGTTAACGCTAATGTTTCTGCTGTATTAAATATTAAGTCTCCTGTAGCTGTAGTTATTTCATTACCACCAGAACTTGTAATAATTCTTAAATCATAATCGTCTGTATGCGGTGCTTTTAAATCTATATAACCACCTGAAGCTCCACCTATTTCTATTCTACCAAAAGCAGAACCTTCAATAGTTAATTCATCATCTATAACTAATGTTCCAGCTATATTTACATTATCTGTAAATAAACCTGTAGTACCTGATATAGTTCCACCTGTTACATTACCAGTCAAATTACCAGTAACATTACCAGTAAGATTACCAGTTACGTTTCCTTCTAAGGCAGCAATTAGAGTAGCTTGAGCATATCCTGTTCCACTTGTATTTACTGTTGTAGTAGGTTCAGTTTGTAAGTCTTTGAATAATCTGTATTTACCTGTTAGAGCTTCTCTAAACAATCCTGAGTATAATGTAGTACCTGAAGGAGTATATTTGCCATAAAATCCTATGTCAACTGCATCTGTAGAAGTGTTATTGTTTGCCAGTACAATTAAAGGGTCTTTTACTGTTAATGTATCTGTTCCTACTGTTGTAGTGCTTCCTTCTACTACTAAGTTTCCAATAACTGTTAGATTGCTACCTATTTTAGCATCTCCGTAAACGTGAAGGTTTAATCCTGATTCTGGTGTTACTCCTATTCCTACTTGAGTAGTAGAAACAAATAAAGGTGAATTATTACCAAAACCATCAGTTAATTGTTTAGCACCAACTGTTATATTTCCATTATCAGAGAACTTTACAAGCGACTGATAAGTATCTTTTATTTTATTTCCTGAAAGTGTAGCCATTATTCAAAACAAGTTGGTTGTGAATCAATATGTAAAGTGCTCTCGTTTGCAGTATCTCCAAAATTACTACTGCAATATATCTTTCCCCAGTCTATTGTGTTTGCCATTATCTTTCTTTTTTAAATAAGTTAATAATTTTTTTACGTTAACCTCTTTAGGTTTGTAGTTCTTTTTTATAATACCCATCCGTGAAATCCTGTGTCTTTATCTGGATAAATATCTTGATTAGAATTACTATAATACTCGTCAAATTTAGACGGTGCATTATAAGTCATGTAATCTATAAATCTTTGAGCATAATACTCAGCAAAATCTCTCTCCTTTTGAATTAAGAAATCTATCTCTTCTTTATTTGCTATTTGACTATTTTCAGCATTATGTTTATATACTCCTCCATTTGATATAGAATAAGCTGCAAATGGTAAGTATTCTACCATAGCAAAGTGTATAAGCATTGGTTGTATATAGTCATTAACTAAATCCAAGTAATCTCCACTTAAACTTCCCGCTATAATATCAGCACTTATTTTATCGTATAAATCTGTGCCTAAATAATTTTGTACATGAATTTCTTGTGCCAAACTAATAAACTGTATAAATTTATCTGTATCCACATTTGAATTTAACGCAGTGTTTTTAACTAAATCTGACCTTTTTATAAATAGTGCTGTTGCCATTATTCTTCTATATTTATTTGTTCTTCTATTTCTTCACTATCTTCCTTTTTTATTCCTGTTTCTTTTTCTATCTCTGCATCTGTAATAGCATTTGTTAAGTCAGTAAATTCTAAAGGTTGTAATGTTTTAAAGTATATATCTAATTCAATTCCGTTATACATCAATACTTTTTCTAGTTCATCTAGTATAGTAACTTGCATTGGACGAATAACTGTATTGTCCATAAGTAAAGATGCTGTTTGTAATTCTTCAGCGTTATTACCTAAACCAGTATTGTCTTTTATACCCACAAGCATAGGCGATACAATTCTGTGTGATACCATTACCTTTCTCATAGATTCATCACTTAAGAATTTATATTGCTCATGAGCATCACTTAGTATAACTGGCTCAATACTTGCAGACAGTTCTTTACTATCGTTAAATGCTAATATAAATCTACCAGCATTAGAAGACCCACTAAACTTTTCTTGTATGTTTTGCTCAATCAAACTTCTTTGTTCTTCTGTAGGAACACCATTATTAAAGTTTATAAGCATACTTGGTGCAAGACCATTTTGTATATTATTTATATGATAGTTCGCTATCTCTTCTTCTAATTCAGCATATTGTAAACCTCCTTGATAATCTACTGGTGAATAGTAATAAAATCCAGCTCTATAAGGTTTGATATATAGTATTTCTAATCCTGACTTGCTAGTTCCAAACGCAGGTATTCTTTTAGGTTGTGTTTTAAAAGTAACGTCTGACCAATCTTTAGCATAGTAATAACCTTGTATTTCACCCTTGTTATTTGCCTTCTCTGCCCTTAACGTCTCTACAGGTATATGTTCTACTTGTACAATCTTTTTTCTGTCCTTAGAATAGATTATTTGGATTGCAGCTTGACCCATCATCTTATAGTCGTAACATACTTTTTTCATACAAGATTTAGTAAAGAGCTCTTTCATTTCTATATAGTCAGCTTCTTTTTCTTTACTGTCAACTGCATCAATTCCTTTTCCGTATATCATCTCGGCAATACCATTGATAGCAGCATTGTTAGTAGGGCTTCCGTTATATCTGTCTATTAAATAACTAAAATAATTATTATCATCTCCGTACTCTACCCAATCTCTATTGTATTGTTCTTTGATTTCAGGTCTTGTGTAGGAAGACATATTAACTATATGTATCTTTCCTTTTTCTGCTTTTGGCAACGGTTTACTATTATATCTTTTTTTTGCCATTTTATTTACTTTTCTCATATTATTACAAAATCGTTATCGTATGTGTTTTCTGTAGTGTATTCTCCAGAATGTACATCAAAGGTATTAAAATTAGTTTGGTCTGTGCAAAAAATAGAGCCTCTATATATAATTACAGAACCATTTTTAATTGCAAATGAATAAAATCTACCTTCTACTAATGAAAAACTACCTGTAACAGTCATATACCCATTTGAATTAGTTACAGAAACACTAACAGCGCTTGTAGTTCTTTTAGATTTATCAGTTAGTTCAAATGTAACTGAGCTTTGTGCACTTCTAGGAATTACCTTAAAACTCTGAGCACCTGTTGATGTTGTTAATACTACCATATTATAAGTAACAAATAATTACTAATTTGTTTTCATAAAAAAAGGGATACCGAAGCATCCCTTAATTTAACCTAATTAAATTTAGTTATTATGAATTAGTACCTTCTGTAATAGTTACGGTTCCAGATAATCCAGCAAATTCACTGAATGGGAATGTAGCAGAAGTGCTATCAACATTCATGAAGTTAGCTGGTTTTCTTTCCATGCCACTTAAAGTTAAAGTATATCCGCTTAAATCTCCCATAGCAGCTCCAGTAACAACTGTTCCGCCAGAAACATCAGCTCCATGCTCTAATCCCATTAAAAATACATTTCCATTATAATCTTCAACAGCAACATGAGGTCTTCCGTAAGCTAACAATTTTAATTCTTTATTGTCTTCTTTAGAAAGTTTATGTAGTGTTAAATTTAATGTTTGTTCAAAGAATGTAGTTCCATTTTCTCTTGATGATGTAATATTTTGTTCAAAAGATGAGTTTCCTTTAACTTCATACTTATATGCTGTTAAATCGTTACTGCTGTCTCCTGTCATATTAGTAACTTCGTCCTCTGTTTCACTAACAGTTCCCAAATCACCAAAGTCAACAAAATATATATTTTTTATACCACCAACTACATCTTTACAAGGTTCTTTTCTACCTATATTTAGTCCACAAGCCATAGTTTATTATTTTTTATAAAAAAAGGGTAAGTAGGCATTAACCCACCTACCCTAATTTTTGGTTAATTTAATTTATTAAGAATATAGTACAATGTCAGACCCTATTCCGTACTGAACTCCAGCAGTAAATCTCATAACAACTCTTACGTTTTGAGAACCATCTAGGTCAGCCATATCGATTAACTTAACTTCGTTGTGGTCAGATAAAAGACCTGTTCCGAAGAATAAGTTAGATTTTTGAGCAGCAACAGCTCTGTTGTCAGCAAGACCGTTAGCAACAAATAATTTTACACCATCAAAAGATAATGCTCCATTTTGCCACCACATAGTACCTTGATTAGATACACCGTTTGCTCCAATGCTAGATACGTTTTCAGTACCAGCAGCATTTTCTAAGATTCCAAATCCTCCTAGTGCTCTTACATAAGCTCTAGCGATGTTTTGAGATACATAGATAAATAAATCTTCTTTTCCATATAGTGAAGAAGGAATAGCATCAACGATAGCTCCTAGTTGAGCAATAACGTTTGAAGATGTTACAGTCGCAGCAGCAACGTCAATAACGTCACCATCAGCAGCTAATAAAGTTGTAAATCCATCGAATTCACCAGCGTTTCCGTTAACACCTTTCCAAATGTTGTTTTCTGTTTTTTCAGCAACTAATCCAGAAACGTGACCAATTAAGTAGTCAGAGAATTTTGGAGGTAGGTTGTCAAAAGCAGAGTATCCCATTTGTACAGCTTCCCAGTCACTTCTAAAGTCTTTCTTACAAAGCTCTAGGTTTACTTGGAATTCTTCTGGTTGAAGGATTCTTTCAGTTAATGTAATAGTTGCAGTATCAGTGAAATCACAAGTTGCATCTTTGATTACGTTAGCATCAGTAGCAATTTTTTTGATTACCTCTTTGAACTTTACATTTGGTTTGATTTCAATACCACCTCTATCAAGTGTAACACCTGATAATAAAGCAGCAGAAATGTACTTGCCTGCAAATTCGCCAGCATAAGTACTTGTAATTGATGTAGTAGTAGCCATTTTTTAATTAATTTTAGTTTTTAGTTTATTTTAAATTAGCAATTCTGTTCATTACCCTATCTCTAGTGTTCATAACTCTGTTTTGACCAAAAGATTTAAAGTTTTGTTTTACTTCCCCTTCAGGGTTGTGTGCGATTGGTTCTGAAGCTGGTTCAGCAGATAACTTTTCTATTTCTTTTTCCATAGATAGTTTTTCTTCATTGTAACCCAATTTCATTTCTTCAATCATTTTCTTTAGTTCAGAGATTTTAGAATCAAATTCGTCTCTTCCAACGTATTTTGTTTCATCCATCTCAATTTCTTCAGAGGCTTCCTCCATTACAGGAACTTCCTCTTGTAACTCTTCAGAAACAACTTCTTCAGAAGACAACTCCTCTTTTACTTCTTCTTCTTGACAAGCAAGTTCAGTAAGTTCTTGAGATAGTTTTTCTTCTTCTTTAACTTCTTCCGAAAGATTTACTTCTTGATTCACCTCAACTTCTTTTACTTCATCCTTTTTAACTAATGATAGTTTTTCCATGATGTCGTTCAAAATTGATGTAGCTTTAGTGTTTTCCATAAATTTCGATTTATAAATTAATTTATCTTACTTAAATAACTGTATGTAAAAAGGTTGTTAGATTTTTAGTTTGCAGCAATACAAGCCGTACAATCATCATATAGAGTAATAGATTCAATTTCTAATCCAACTTCTGTTGTTGTTCTCAATACAGTATAACATCCTGTATGATGATTATTTTTTAATGTTAAATGATAAACATTTCCAACAACTAAAGATATTGTATCCGACCAAACATTATGTTTGTGACCATCCGAACAAAACTCAACTCTATACATATTAGATTTTGGTGCTATAGCTCTTATTCTTCCAACGCCTTGACTTCTTAAAGTACCATCACAACACTTTCTTGAATATGTGCCATCTTTACACATACAACCTCTTCTACTACCACTTGGAACAGCGTTTCCTACAGTTTCATTTGTTTTTTTCATTTCTTACTGCTTTTAGGATGTTTAGTTGGTAGCAAATCGTAATCAGTTGTGTACTTAGCATTTTCTGGTCTTCCGTTTCTTACTAGGTACATAAAAGCGTTAACTCTGGCGTGTGCCCACTGTGAAGGTGATTTTACGTTTGGTGAATGACTTGTATTGTATGCTCCAAGACCTCTTTGAAATACTGAGGCTAGCATACCAACAGTTATACCATAACCTAACTTTTCCTTATATCTTTTATTAAAATCATCTGCTTTCTTTTGTAATGAAGCTCTGTCTTTTGCAGATACTTTAGCACCTCTTTTGCCAGAAGCATCTCCTTTTGCCGTTCCTTTACCTTTAGGGTTTTTGTTAGGCGTATCAGATTTAGGTGCTTTAGGGCTTTTTCTTATAACACCATCTTTACCGACTTCTGCTAGTTTATGTTGTTCACAAGGCATATACCAAGTCTTACCTTCAAGCTCGTGTTCGTGTATTCCTTTACAATCTAAATCTTCAGCCATTTTTTCAGCCATTTCTCTAGTTGAATATGCTAATCTATCATTTATAATTGCATGGTCTTTATCTACAACCATAGATGCCATTTTTAATTCACCAAGTTCTCTTAGCTTGCCTCTTGACCAATTTAATCCTGCTTTGCCTCCCCATAGTAAATAAGATATAGTTCCACAAGCTTTACTGTCTCCAGCATCATAATATGTCTCTGCTCGACTTAAATAAGAATACATCCTCTTAATTGTTGATACACTCAATTTCTCACCTCTTGATAATTGCTGAGCTCTTATTTTTCCTACGCTTGTGGCACATTTATTATTTACTTTTTTATTTAGTTCAATGCCTCTTTTAGCATTATTTCTAACACCACTTCCATAATCACTATAAGTTTTAAATTCATACTTATTATCTAGTATTGAATTAGCAATCTCTAATAATATTTCTGTAGCTTCTTCTTCATTGTGTATTTCTTCTATTCTACTCATGGCAATTTTATCAGTGAAATAACCTTCTATAGAAAAACCTTTGACCAATCCTGTCTTTATATAGTCGTTCCAAACCTTATCATTATTAACTTTCATAGATACCATCCAAGTACCAATAGGCAAATCCATACCGTACTTTCTTGACTTATCATGTACGTCATCTTCTATAATCCAAGATTCAACTACAGATAAACCATGTAATTCAGCTTGATGTTCTAATGTAGATTTGTTTTGATTTCCTCTCATTAAGAATAATTGTGAGGCTTGTCTTACTGTATCTTCACTAAAGAATATATAATACTCATCTTCACCATTTCTTCTATATATGTTTTTGTTGGGAACTAAAGCCGCACCCATTAATATTTTCTTTTCTTTGTTAACTTCAGCAAGTTTTATTTCGTGTTGTTTAGATAATGCAATAAAGTTTTCTTCTATTGCAGGCTCATCAACTATAGATATAGCCTCTATGCCTGATAATAATTGTTCTTCGTCTATAAGTAATTCTACTATTTTCATATTGAATTTATTTTAATAATTAACCGACTGATGCGGTGTTTGTAATATTTCTTTCTAATTCTTGAGCTGATGTTATTTCTTTACTAACAACAAATGCTTTCAATGGTTGTCCTGTTACGCCTGCTAATGTAGTTGCTAATTGACTTACTCCTCCAGCACCTACTACATTAAAGTCAGGAGCTTCTATTTGCGTAGGGGTTGGAGTACTTGCAGAACCTCTTTCATTAGGAACTTTTACTGATTTTATTTTTTGTACATTAGCAAGTCCTGCTGCAATAACTGCTGCAGCATTAATAAAGTTTAACGGAACTGGACCAGCTAAAGCTTCATTAGCACCTGCATAAGTATTTATAATTGCTGACGCTATTTTCATTGTTTTATTTCCTGATGTGTTTTCACCAAATAAACTTGCTGCTTGATTTAAGTTAGTTGCTATTTCTTTTAGTTGTTTGTTTCTGTTGGTTCTTTCTATTTCATTAAGCTTTTTGATTGCTTTAGAATTATCTTCTTTATTTTTAGCATACTTATCGTCTGCTTTCACTAAGTCTGCTAAGGCTTTTATCCCGACATCTCCAGCACCCTTCAATGCTTTAGATGCTTCTAATGATGCATTTATTTGCCTTATACTCCAACCTTCTAACATTTTTTCTAATATAAAATCAGAATCTTTAGCTCTGCCTTGTAGATATTCAAAAAGTTCTTCAAATTCAATTTTTAATTCATCTGATGCACTTTTTACCTTATCTCTAAATCCAATAGGAGCTTCTGATAGTTTTTCTATTTGTTTGTTAGATTCTAGTATTTCTCTTTGGCTTTCTCTTATTTGAGCTCTTAGCGTTTTTACCCTGTCTAAGTCACCCCTTTGTAAAGCTTCTGTTTCATCTTTTCTTAATTGAATTAATCTTGTTTCTGCCTCAAATATATCAAACATTTCTTGAGCTATTTTAACTCTATTTTCTAAAGATATTTCTTCGTCTCTTAGAAGTTTAGTGTTAGATATACCTACCTCGTCAAATCTATCAGCAATTTCCATTAAGTCTTCTTGAGTAGCACTTATTTCTTTAGTTAAATTACCTAAAGCATCCATACCTACTTTAGTTACTAAACCTAATGATTGTCTAAGTTGTCTAAGTTGTCTATTTCTTAATTTAATGTTTTCTGCTATTTCTTCATTTAATTTTTTTATTGCTTCTGCTTCTTCTTCAGCAGCAGTTGCAGAACCTTTAAAGAAAGCAATAATATCTGCTCCATAAGATATTAATAATTGTACTGCTATTAAAAAACCTCCTGCTCCCCATAAACTTTTTAAGAGCATACCCATTGACTTTACAAATCCTCCATTGGTTCTAGCAAAAGATTGAAATAATGAAATTACTTGCGACAAGTTGTTTGCGATTGCCGTAAATCCAAAAGATGCATCTGATGCTAAACGACCAGTTTCTAAGAGTATAGCGTTATTTAAACCTGATTGAGCTCTACCTTTTTCTGTAGCTTTATTTACCTTTACTTGAGCAGTACTTAATTTGCCTAAAGCATCTTCTACCTTTTTAACTTCTGCTGGAGCTGCTCCTGCTGATACCTGTACCGTTACTAGTATCTTTTTACTTGCCATATCTTAATCTTTTAAGTTGTTCGTTCATTTGTACAAAATCTTTTACTCCTGCATATTTACCTTTTGCTATTTCTACATTTTCACCAGCTCCGTACCAATCAGAAGCATTTAATAAATCAAGTATATCTTTTATCATAGTTATAATTTGTTTAGTAATTCTAATTGACTTACTTCAGTTTTAAAGTTTGTGCTTATAGAATTAATCGTAAATGTTCTATCTTGTATCACAAGCTCATCATTTAATCTATAATTAACTAATATATCTGTTGGCAAGTATCCTTTTAACTTATATATTCTTTTCTTTTCTTCAAAGATTCCGTTAATATAATTAGCATAAAACTTTTTAAACAAAGAGTTAGTGCCTCCATCATAATTAGTTAAATTCCATTCATCTATTTCATCATCAAAATTAATTGTGAAAGAAGCCGCAGTTGATGTTGTGCCATCTTCATTAGTGTTAGAAGGTCTATAATATTGTGTTATTTCTACAGGAGTGCCATCTGAAATCCATTTAATTCCTGTTCCAGAAGATAATCCAGTTTTTTGTATAGCATAAAAAACTAAAGGCTTAGTTAATACTGGAGAATAATTACCAGTGTTTGGAGTTACGTCTGTTTTAGATTCAAAGTCTCCATCTGCTGAATAACCACAAAGAATATCTGTTATGTATGGTGAAGGAGATGTGATTGCTGAATAAGGGCTTGTTCCTGTTTGATTAGTGTCAATTATTCTTTCAAACTTCATATGTTCAAAAGGTACTTTAACTTCGTATTTAGTACCTCTATCAACAAATGTAGGTCTGACTTCTTCATTACCAAAGGTCTCATTAAATTGTTCTAAATGATTTATAGATAATAAAGTAGACGGTTTTTCATACTGAAAATTAATTTGATTAAATTCAAAAGCCCTATCTATAGTCAATTCTTTTGTGTCTATATGTTTTGTTATATCATAACTACCTTCAGATGGATTGTTTACTGCATCTAAATAAAAGTTGTCTAAAGTATCTACATATATTTTACCAAAGTCTGCATCAGCCACATCATCAATATAGTATGCTGTTAAATTAAACATCTTAAATAATCCTGTCAGAAAATCAATAGTTTTAATTTTAGGCACATTGTCTGTTATTATGATTTCACTTGTTGTAGATATACTTGCTCCAGTTCCTCCTATGTTAAATACAGCAGTGTTTGTGCCTGTAGGAGTTTGTGTTATTGGATTAAGTATATACTCTGTCATGTTTAATGTAGGAGTAAAAGACAAGGTTTCATTAGATTCAACAATCCATTTGATTTGATAATTAACTAATTCAAATGTTGATATTAATTGAACAGTAAAATCTCTTGAAGCTCCTGCACCTAAAGCTAATTGTCCTAGTGTATTTCCAGTAACATAATCTATAGCTTTTACGCTATAAGGTTTAGTTTGGTCTGCACCTGTTGTAGTTATTGTTAATTGTGCATCATAACGTCTTGTATGTCCTGAAGTTGATACAGTCCAAGTATCTCCAGTTATGTTAAAACCTAAGTCACCAGAAGAATATCCCCATGAGCCACATATACGACTTAATGTTTCTTCTTGATTTTCGTCTCCTCCTATTGCTCCTTTATTTCTACTTAACCAAAGAAATAGATTACTAAATTCAGTTGAGCTAAAGAAATCTCTAGTAAACACCACATTAGAAGAGTATCCGTTAGATGTAGTATATTTATCTTCTATAGCTTCTATTATAGTTAAGCATTTAACAGCAGGCTTTAAATCATCAAACTCTAAACCAATACCGTTTTGTGATGTGTTGTAATATAAATTACCACTATAATTAGGGCTAGATTGAGCTGAATCATAATAAAATCTTTTTGTGTGTGATATTAAAGGATATATTATTTTACCAGAAGATAATCCTGTTTGTAATCCATTCTTAACATTAGAACTTGTGTAATCATGTGTATAATCATCTAGTTGACCAAGAGTACTTAATTCATCATCTCCAAGCAAATCTTTTAAGTTTATGGTATTGCCATAAAAAATAACTTCATAGGAAAAAGGTTTATTGTCTTTCATCTTAACATTATTAAGAGAAATCTTGCCTCTTCTAAATGGAGAAAAGTCTAATTCCATTACAGCGTCTTTTCTGCTTCTTGCATCAAAACCATTATCAATATTGTAATTATACCAGTGTTGAAATAGTTTGTTGTTAGTTTTAGAAGCAGGTAATGTAAATGTTTGGCTAAAATCAGTAAATACTTTTTGTATATCTCTTACATCTTGTATTTTAGATGTTAACGAAATAGTTTCATCATTAAACATATCTACTCTCTTATAGACATCATCATTATTTTTTATATATAATACTATTTTTTGCATTATAGAATGTTGTTTATTTTGTCGTAAGCGTAATCAAAAGACAAAGTGTAGCTTATAAGCTTATCGTTAACTGACTTTTTGAATTGAAGAGTATTAGATTTAAGGTTTATTGGCAAAGTGTTTGTTCCATCAAAAATCCACACTTGTTCTGCAAGCAACATTTCTCTTACCACCTCGTTATGGTCTTCAGTGTAAAACCCTGAATTAACGGTTATTGATTCTTTACCATTTGCCATAAACTTCTTTTCTTGGTGTTTGCTTAAAGCATAAGAAGGTGTACTGCCAGAGTTTTCTATATCTAAAATATTATTCTTAAACTGTTGTGAAGTGATACTTATGTTAGTCATAGACTTTTTAAAGAACCATAAGTTTTGTAGTGCTCCAAATTTATTATAGAATATTATATTTAGTGGCGTGTATTTAGGCTCACATACTTTTCTAAGTGTTATAACTACATCTGAATAAGAAGAATTATTACTAGATATAGTTACAAAATCTCCATCGTTTAAATCCTCACTATCAGTAATAATTAAATACTGTATTTTTTGATTAGTGTTTCCATTATCAGTTATAACTACAGGCGTTGTTCCTGAACCCCAAGTTACATCATAAGCATCCCAAAAGTCATCAGCATTGTCCCAACTTATATTTGCACCTGCTGAACTTGTTAAAGTAGCTGTTACCGTTTCTGCTTCTGCATATATAGGAATCTTTATATCAGCACCATCATTATAATAAACCGTAGTATTGTGCTGAAGCACCATAGGTGTTGTGTATTGTACGCTTCTAGGATTAGTACCATCTTCAAAGTAACCATATCCATCTATACCTAAGAAACTAGATGTATTTGTGTCTTGAGAGTTTACTTGAACAATAGTTCCTGTTGAATCATAAATAGTAATATCTGCATCTATCCATAAAGTGTCAGTTGCATAGTTATTATATTCTGTTTCCATAAAGTCTCTTGCAAGCTCACTTAATTCAAATACAACATAAGGCTTAGCAAATAATATATAATTTTCACCTGAAGCCATAATGTCTGAGCTTATAGATAAAGTTGTGTCGCTATCAATAGCAGTAACGCTTGCTGTTGTTGAATCTGTTGTATTCTTTATAAAACTACCTACTTGAGCTGTAGTGTTAAAGTTTTGTGTACTATCAACTAATTTATTAGCCGTAGTAGAAGTTGTTGTTCCTCTATCTAGTTCATCTAATAATTGTTCCTTAGTTAAAGTGTATCTTTTATAAGATGCATTTCTTTGTGCTGATGTGCCAGTCCAAATATATAATTCTAACTTAACAGAGCTCAAATCTGCATTAGATACTTTGAAGTAGAATGGGCTTCTTGTGTTTATTACTGTTGACATTATTGTTGTATTTTAAATGTTTCTCCATTTTTAGTATATCCTATAGATTGCATAAAACTATCTAAATCTGTATTTATATCTTTTAATATTGCTCTGTCAATAGTTGCAAGTTTTGCAAATTGTGCATCTACTAGATTTGTTAAGAAGTTAGTTGGCTTTATTCCTTCTCTATTTATTTTTTGTGCAATTTGGTTTGCTATTCTATTTTTGCCTTCTGGAGTTATATTTGTTAAGTTTCTACCTTTGGCATCTGTTAATTTAACTGGTTTTTTGTTAATCCAATTAACTAATTGCGAAACTGAAGGATTTGTTCCTGCTTTAGTTCCTTCATCTACCTTTTCTCCATATGAATTACCCCTCATGTTAACAGATAATTTATTTTTTATATATTTACTTTCTACAGTAAAACTATCTTTTAAATTACCACTAGCATTCAATGGTTCGTTTATTGTTCTTCCACTACTATATTTTCTAAATCTGCTTCTTTCTAACTCTCTTATAGATAATCTTTTTAGATTACCGACAAAACTTATTAGATATGATTCTGTATTTTTTAACTTAAAACTCATTAGCAAGGAGATTGACCGTTAGCATTAATATCCGATATTTCATTGTTTGCCACTGTGATTGATATATCTAAGCTCCAACCAGCAAGTAAATTCTCGAACCTATCTTCAAACATATTAGCAGTGTAATCTGTATCTATTTGATATAAATCAGAAAACAATTCTCCTCTTCTAAGTGCCGATTGTAAACCATTAACTACAGCAAACTGAGTGTTAAGCACATCTTGTTTATTATTGATATCGTGAAAGTAGTTATTTAAATCTTTCTTATCTTCTTTGGTTTCATTTACTATATCCATACAAATAACCTGTAGGTTAAATTGAACTACATGGTCTTGAAATGTACATCCATTTACAATTATGTGTGATAAAGGAAATATAGTTTGTTTATTTAGGTCAACTTCAAATATGTCTCCAAACGTTACTGAATTAACATTGTTGTTGCCTTGAAGGTATGTTTTAAGTTTATCTAATATGTCGTAAAAACTTGTCATTGTCTATATGCTTTTTTTAATTCTTGTTGTTCTATGTCTACTTTTTCTTTTTCAAATGCTAAATAATTTAAACACTGGTAGAGTGGAAGCTCGGTAACTGTATTGAAGTTTCGGACATCTCCTTTAGCGAGTGCATAAATTGATTGATACCAACCCCATTTTTGTGCAAATGCGTCTCTAGCTGTAGCATATCCTCTTTCTTCAGATTTTGCTCCAAATATTTCGGTATAGCTCCCAGCAACTCCTTCCCTAAACTGTAAAAAAAAACCATTGAACTAATTGCTACATCTAAAGGCATCTCTTTCATTAATTCTTGTATCTCTTCATTTACCTTGTAAGGTGCAACTGTGTATTTGTTTTCTGACTTAAAATTAACTGGTCTGTATAATACAGCCATAGCTTTGTGCATTTTTTGCCAATCAGTAATATTAGTTTCTATATCTACATATTCACCAAGAGTTATATCATCAAGCTTAGGTATGAATCCCATATCTACATCTAACAAATCAAATCTTTGTATTAATTTAGGTTTCTCTTCAAATGCCTTATTTAATATTTCTAATACTTTTTGATATTCTGATAAAGGTATTCTACTGACGTCTCTTAGCGAAACATTACAGAATATTTCTACGAGTTTCATGTTTAAGAAATCGTTTATCTGTTCTTCATTATCGGCATCTTCTGTTTTGTTCTGCTCTATGACTTTCATATACTTTTGATATTGCCAAAGTTTAATGTCAGATAGAGTTGTTGGTACTTCTAGTTCAATTTGTTTTAGTGCCATATTATAATTAATAATTTTATTTGATTTTGTACTTTACTATATTCCAACTGAATATATGTCAGTTATATATGTATTATATATGTATATGTTACATACTATGTATTACACTATGTAATACACTGTGTAATATATTACACTATGCAATATAATACATTATGTAATATAATACACTATGTATATATATATAATATATATAATCTGACTATTTGTCGGTTGGGTTATGTTTGTAATAGTAGAATGTATATAATTCAACTATTTTATCACTCCATTCATTAAGTTTATATGCCTCAGGTGAACGTATTATTTTACCATTGTCATTTACCTCAACATAATATTCACGTTGTGTCTTTGGCACAGCATATATCTTAATGTTGTTGTCTATGCAATAAGATATTGCTTTTAAATAGTTTCTGTCATATCGAACAAGTTTCTTTCTACCCATTAGATTCATAAAGGTATTGAATTCATAAAGGATATACAAGTGTCAGATGGAAAGTATGGTTTGTAGAGAGAGTGGAGTAATATACTCAGCACGTTTGCAAATAGGGAGAGTACCCTTTTTCTATAACCTACATAAAACTAAATATTAAATTAAAGGCGTTTTAAGGGCTTATTAAATTAAATTGAGGGGTACATACCAGAAAGGGTGTGAAGATGCGTTAAATACGTACTGAATTGCTTGTATATGGCTAATAAATAGCTGATAAAGAAAAGAAATATAGTTATTGACTATTTAATTAATCATAACTAACTAATTGTTAGGAATCTAACAAAATGTAACAAATAAAAAAACCCCTAATTAAAGGGGTATAATATTAATAAAAGGCGCTAAAAGATTAATATAATTTAATTTATTGTTTCAATTTCGCCCTCTGAACAATAAGAACCATTATTTAAAATGTAAAATCCATCTTCATCATGTTCTATTATTTTTAAGATAGTATTTAGTTTATAGTTTGGATGCTCTTTAAAATTATCTACTATCTTGACTTTAGTGCCAATTTTAATCATTGGTTCGTTACAACATGGACAATTTAAGTTTCTTTGTTCTCTTTGTTTCTTTGCATGGTGCAAAATGTTTGCTTCAAGTCGGTGCATAATATTAGTTTAAATTAGTTAATGTTATTTCTTTATTTTTAATTGCGTTTGTTCTTTCCTTTGTATTCATGTCAAGAAATTGCGTTAAATATTTACTTGTTGTTCTTGAATAATTATGATAGTATTCATCTAACATAATTTGTCCAAACTTATCTACAAAGGCGATAATGCTTCGATAACTTTGAAAATACTTTCCTTCTGGCGTGTAAATTTCAAATTGATTTGCAACGGGGTTTCCAGTTCTTGGAGATGTCATTGAATAGGTTTTAATTTTCTTTATTGTTTTCATATTATTTAAATTTAAATTGATAAATACTTTTATTTTGTCTATCTGGCGAAATGGAAGTTAATTTTGTTATTAAATAACCTCTTGAGGTGTAAGTTCTTTTTGCCGTTTCAGAACCTCCTAAGTTTCTAAACCATTTTTGAGTATCTTTTGACACTATATTTTTATAGTTTTCTTTTGTTATCTGTTCAGTTTTTTGACCTTCAACAATGTATGTTGTTTTTGTTGATGGGTTTTTAATTAAACTTGTTTTTGTCATTGTTATTTTCATTGTTTTTATTTTTGTTTTATTAAGTTATGTTTTTTTAACCTGACATATTCTTTTGCTCTGTATAATATTTCTTCTTTTGATAATTCGAGTTCAAAATCCCCTATGTCTATGTAAATACTTGCGTTATGTATAAATGCGTTTATATCATGTATATGAAACCATTTATCAGCTTGTTTTAATGTGTTTTTATCCATGATTTTATATTTCTAGGGTTAATAATAAGGTTAAAATAAAAGCACTTGCATAAACAAATACTTTAATAAATAAGTCGCTTAAAATAATTTTAGCGAATAGGTTTTTAATTTTTGTTTTCATTATATAAATAGTTTAGTTAAAATTGTGATAGATGCCACCATAACAAAGGCGAACGTAATAAAGGATATTATTACTAAGGCATCAATAAAAAGTTTGTGTATTGTTTTCATAGTTATTTTTTTAGCAATATCTTGAGCCATTTTTTTTAATTAATTGTAATGATTTTAATAAATGCTCATACGCTTTTATTGTCTTTTTCATTTCTTTTAATTCTTCCTCTTTATTATAGGAATCATCATAAAATATTTCTTCGTAACCCTCCCTATCAAAAAGCATCATATCCCAATAATAATCTGTGAAATTATCGATTTCGTTTGCTAAATTGTAATACTTTTTAAGTGAATTAAAGTATTTTTTCTCAATGTTTGTTTCTTTTGTTTTCATAGTTATAAATATATTATGAGTTTTTTAACTCTTTTTTAAATACTCTTTTAATAAGGGATAAATCATT